ATGAAAAGAGAGGATCTGCAGTACGAGATTTAGGTTGCTCCATTGATTTTTTGAAACAATACTTATCTACTCAGTTTGATAAAAATATGTCTTGGAATAACTATGGTGCATATTGGGAAATAGATCATATTACTCCATTATCCAGGTTTGATCTTACAAATAGGGATCAATTACTAAAAGCTGTACATTATACAAATTTACAACCCCTGACAGTTTCAGCCAATAGGCGTAAAGGAGCAAATTAAATGGCTTTATCAAAACGTGGATCAGCAGCAAAGATTCAAGTAGTTAAGAATGCTGGCTTTTCCTTGGACGAAAATTTTCTTGCTGAGATGATACTTAAGCAGATACCTGAGAAGAAGCTAACAATGGATCAACTCCATTCTGCTTTAAAGAGCATTGGAGTAATTAACTATGGTGCTGATGATATGGCTGTGCTGGTAGATCGTCTTAAGGCAATTGGTTTTTCTGTTTTAAATTAATTAAGTAGATAAGTATAATTTTATAGATAAAAGTATCATATTTTCGTGTGGTATTAGGAGCACTACGTTTAAATCGATTTTTTATCGAAAAGGCAAGTAAAGAGAGGGTATTTATGCAACATGATCGAGGTGAGAAGAAAGAGCTAAATTATATTACTGAAGATGGAGAACTTAATGTTCCCGTAATGTTTGAGGCGGTAATGGTTAAGTATATGGGTCGAGTTCTTGATCTCATTAGAATCTCCGATATTTCAGAAAGAAATTTAACACAACTCCAACGTACAATCAAAGATGATTGTTACGAGAAAATTAAATTTGCTAAAGCTATTCTAGAAAAGCATGGTATTGATGAGTAAGTAATGCCTCTCAGAAGAATTTGTAATCCAAGAAGTTTTGATAAGTGCCGCACTTGTCAGCATTCATTTATATCTCATACAACTGCAGATCATAAACCTTGTGCATGTCAATTTCTTGTTTATGGTAGTTGCCGTTGTGTAGAATTTTTGCCTCAAGATAATTTGGAATTTCTCGAATATAAATATGCGAAAAGAAAATGAGTGTCGCACTTGTGGTCATTGCTGGGAAGTACACGATCACCATGGACGTAAAAGATGTTATCAGAATATGGGTGAAGACTTTGATCCTGGAGCTATCTGTTGTGATTGTGAGACTGGATGGATACCTGGAGATAATTTAGAATTTTTGGAAATGAAATATGACAGATCAATCTTGGCTATCAACTCTCGCAATAAAAGCAATGAGGATCTGCCGCCTAAATAAAGAAGCTGCAGGGAATCATCGTCAGGATATGACTGGTCCAGTTTTAAACAATTTGTTGAACGATGGTTATACACAAGTGATGTGGAATTCAAATGGCTCTCATCACGGTGAATGTCGAGATCTTAATAAGCAAGTCTGGGATCTACAAAATTTTTTAGCAACAACTGAGTATGATGCACCATTGTTTTCTCGTTCTCATCCAGGTGATCAATCCTGTACTTTGACAGTAAGTGGTCCTGGCCTTCCTCCAGTAGAAGTTGATTCTTATGGGGAGACAGACGAAGCAATTGGAACTAATCGTCCTGTTAAGGCTCCAGTGACACCTAAAGTAAGGCCAATGGCTCCAACACCAGCACCAAAGGTTGAACGAGTTCCTGAAGCACCTGAGAAAAAAATTCGCTATATATCTCCAGAAGTTCATAAGCAGATTAAAGACCCATTTGAGAAACAAGATTTAAGCCCTGAAGAGTATGAGCAGTGGCTTAAAGAACTAGAGCAAGAGAACGTTCAAGAGTCTATTCCAGTTGAGAAAGAATTAACAGATGAAGATTGGGATGAAAGACGCAAGTTTAATGTTGAAAATAGCAAGAAAATACCTAATTGGATTTACGGAATTTTTAAAGGATAATTGACTATGAGTTTGATTAAGTTAGGATCTCATCTTAGAATTTTAAAGACAGCAGCTATTGCTGAAGATTTATTGATTGAGAAACCAGTAGTTGAAGCATCTAAGCCTGTTGTCTCTAAAGTCATTGAGGCAAAAAATTCTGATTTCTTGTACTATCGTGCTCGTGCAATTTCAGCTGGTGATCAAGGCCCTTTAAATAAAGAAGGCGTTCGCAGCTGGAACTTCAATGGTAATAAAGACTATTTTCCTCGTAAGGAGCTTGAGGCTGCTTATGAGACTTTCGTTGGACGCAATATTTTCTTGGATCATAACTCTGAGAGTTCTTTGTATTCCATTGGTAAGATTATTGATGCTCTTCCAATCGATGATAAAGAGACTGGTGAATTTTACATTGAGTTGGTTGGAAAGATTGACCGTACTCTCCATCCTGAGATTTGCCGTAAGATTGAAACAGGTGAGTTGAATAGCACCAGCATGGGCTGTTCAGTTGATGAATCTATGTGTTCTATTTGTGGTAAAGTGCTTCATTCTGATGCTGATGATAAATGTGAGCATATGGGTATGAACCTTGGGAAAGAGTTCCCTGCTGAGATTGATCTTCCAGAATATAATATTAAGAAGGGTGACTTGATTCCCTGCTTCTCAATCAATAAGGGTATTGTGTTTAATGAAGATTCAATCGTAGGAGTCCCAGCCGATCCTTCAGCTGTTATTAAAACCGTTTTGTCTAACATGAAGAGTCAGATGTCAAAGAAAGCTTCTTTGACTAAGAAAGAGCAGTTAGACTTAGCTGCACAGATGGATAAACTATTTGATAAATTAGATGATACTACTAAGATCCAACTAAAAGCTGATTTTTGTGGCATTTGTCCACCAGTTGAAAAGGAGTCGTCCATGGCTGATAAGAGCGTTGTTCCAAATGATGAAACAAAAAAGATTTTAAATAAAATTTCGGCTTATGAAATGGAGCAGCTTGAGTCTTATGTTATGGGTAAGACCAAGAAAGCAAACGAACTAGCCAGCAAAGAAGTTGTGGCTGACTCCGTTGCTAAAGAAGAAAATTTCCTTTCTAAGATCGTAGCTAAGGTGAAAGATGCTCTTGCTTCTGAAACTCCTAAAGTTACCGCCAAATTCACAGAAGATAAAAATAACGTTTTAGATTCAACATGGTCAGTAGAAGCAGATGGTAAGACAGTACTTGAAGCTTCCCTGAATGAAATTTGGGGATCTCAGTTTGAGATCATGTCTTTCTCCGATCAACGTTGGGCAACCAGTGATGAATATGCCAAAGAGATCGTAGCTCGTTATGCAAGTGATGGCCTTGAGAAGCTTGCTGATGCTTGGGACGTTTCTCATAAGCTCTCCAAGACAGCTGCTGATCCAAAGATGGGTCCTTCAGGCACACGAGCAAAGCCCTCAACTGGTACATCAAACAAAGAACATAGTTATCCAACAAATCCAAAATTTGAAAAACCAAAACCAGGAACAAGTTCAAAAGGTCCTGCAGCCCCAGCTCACAAAGATGTAAAAGACTCTAAGGTTGAAATGCCTGGGCAGGAGAAGGGTCAAACAGGTCCTGCTGCACCAAAGGCAAAAGAAGTAAAGACAGATTATAGTGAACCAAAGGTAGAAGCAGAGGGTAAGGAAGTAAAAACAACCCCTAAAAATCCAGAAGAAAAGAAACATGAGAAGTCTGAAAAAGAAGTAAAGACTGATTATGTTGCTAAAGGTACAGAAGCAATTGAAGCAGAGGATAAAGATGATAAGAAAGATGATAAGAAATCAGATAAAAAGTCTTCTCTTATTAGTTGGACATCCCTTACTCCAAAGGCACAAACGTTTATTAAAACAGCAGCTCAGAAATATATTGCAAGTGGTATGAAAAATGCTGAAGCAGTTGCGAAAGCACATGGCGAATTTACAGCACAGGAGATTGATATGAAAAAGCAAGCATCCGATGGTAAACCAGACGAATCAGTTGAAGGATCTACCCTTCCAGAAGGTACAAAATCTATGGGAGATAAAGTTGAAGAATCTGTTAAAGGTACAACTGTTCCTGGTGGTGCAAAGCCTTCTTCAGCTCCTGAAACAAGTGTTGATGGTGATAAAGAACACAAGACACCAAATTTAACCAAGAAACCTGATGAAGCAGTTGACGGAACAACCACTCCTCCACAAGGTAAGAAAGATGAAGAGAGTGCAGAGAAATCAACTCATCCAGATAGCAAGAAATCAGTTGGCACAGAACCTGAGAAATCAGTTCAAGCCTCTGCTAAAACAGCTGCAACTGATATGCCTATGCCAGAAGACAAAGATCCTATGGATTCTGTAAAACCAGAAGCTCCAGCCGTTGAGGAAAAACCAATGGATCTTCCTATGGATGCTCCTAAAGTTGATGCTCCAGAAGCAGCTGTATCAGCTTTTGATAAAACAGAAACACTTGATATTGGTGAAGGTTATTCAGCTCGTAAGGACAAAGAAACTCAGGAAGTTATTATTGAGAAAGATGGTCAGGAAGTAAAACGCCTACCAGATGGATTTGGTGCAGAAGTTGCAGTTGTTCTTCCTTTATTGAAGGCCGTTCTTGGTCTTCCTCCAACAGAAGAGGCAAAGCCAGCACTTCCAGGAGAAGCAGTTCCTCCAGTGGAAGAGAAGATGGAACCTCCAGTTGAGGAACATCCAGGCGCAGAAGAGGCCCATGAGGACGAACTAGGAATTAAAGAATCAGCTCTTAAGGTAAAGGAAGCAGCCCTTGCGGAGAAAGAAGCAGCAATTATTGCAAAAGAAGCAGCGATTGTTGCCTCTGAAAAAGCAAAGAAATTTGCTTCAATACTCCAGGCTCGTGCAGAACGTTGCAAGAAAGTTGTAGCTGCCCTCGTTGAGAAAGATGCACTTCAGATGAATAAAGAAGTTTATGATAGTGAAGTAAAGCAGGGAACTTATCTATTAGATGCACAAAAGAAAGCCTTTGAATATGCTATTACCGCAAAACAGAAAGAACTAATGGCAATGGATGACAATGCACTTCTAGCTACAGAGAAGGTAGTTGCAGATCTAAAGGCTCCAACTTCTTCAGTTAATACAAAGAGAGCAAGTCGTATTTATGTCTCGCCTTCATTTGGTGAAGAGCTTTCTGAAGATGCACAACTTAAGAAAATCTTTGATTCATTCGGGACAAAGAATCGTCCTCAGTAATTTAGTAGTAACCTTGTTATTTCGTGAGAAAGATAACATTGGAAGTTTTAGAAGTAAGATGCGTTTAAAAGATTAAAAGAAACCGATTTCTCACATGATGATGTGGGACCTTTAAATAAGTACCACAACTAGATTAGAACCGATACGATAGCCAAAGAAGCACAAAATAAACTAAGGAGTTCCAAAATGGCAATTCGACAGATTAAAGAAGTGAATCGTTCCGTGTCATACCCAATCGCCTCTGGGAATATTGTTGGTGGAAATTTGCTACAACTGAATGCAGCTGGTCAGCTTTTGCCTTGGGTTCACACCCAGACAGCAGGACAGCCTTTCGGTCTAGCTATTGAATCCAATGTCTTCTTCCCACTTCAGCCAGCCAATGGTGAAGTAGCAGGACAAGGTTTTGACTATACCAACTTCAATCGTGGTGGACTTGAATCCGTTTATAACAACGGTGGAGATTTCGTCCTATTTGATGATGGTCGTGGTTATCCCTATGCTCGTGGTTCGGTAACGTATGCAGTCAATGCACCAGTCTATGCCTCAGCTGTAACCGATGGTCTTATCACATCTGATCCTACAAGCGGAGTCATTGTTGGTTATGTAGTAAGCTTTGACGTTGCAACTGATCCAACACAGCTCGAAATTAAATCCATTATCTAATTAATTTTAGGTAATGCTCTAGTTGTAAACAAGATTGGTCGTGAGACTGACTTGTACTTTAAAGGAGAAATTTATGAACGAAATTAACAAAGAAGCATCCTTGGAAGTTCTTTCTAGCGCACAGGTTGAGGAAAAACTCACCCGCTTGATGAATTCCCCTGGGGGTCTTCAGAAAATTGCACAACAGATGCTATCGCCCCTAAAGCGAGAACTTCTGTATGAGGGCCGCATTCGCCAACTCTTCCAGACCTATAAACTAGCTCTTGGAGAAGAAGCAGTATTCGACGCTGATGTTGATGTACCAGCAGCAAGCATCTCAGTCGAAGGTCTTCCAGCACAGCTCGAAGTTCTAGCAGATCGTATTCGTGTTGAAACGTCACCTATTTCAACCCGCCCTATGATTCGTTGGAATGAATCGAACTTCCGTAAATATGACGTTTTGAACCGCACACAAGAACGTGCAAAAGCATCAATCATGCTTCAGGAAGATACTCGTGGTTATAATTTGATCAACTTCGCAAGTGGTTTGACAAATCAGACACCCGCAGCATCTCTTGCTGGTACGACTGCTGCAACAAACAATCCATCCGTTATCGCTAACGGTGCAGCTGGATTGTCAATGTACACCTTGGCTACCGCAATCGTAACCCTCAGCTCTAAGCTGTTGGTTGCCAGCAAGCTATACATTAACCCCATCACCCGCAGAGACTTGCTGTTGTTTAACAATGCTCCAACTGGTAATGGTGGACTTGGAATCTTCGCTCCTAACTTCCAGGACACAGCTCTAAAGGCTGGTCGAGTCGGTGGAATTATGGGTGTTGACGTTCTAGAGTCGGTTGTTGTTCCTTCTACAGCCTGTTTCGTCTTGGCCCCAGCTGATTACCTCGGCGTGTTGGCTATCCGCACAGACCTGTCAGTTGAAACAATGAAAGATGTAAATAAAATGGCAGACGTATTTGCAATTTGGGAAGATCTAGGATTCTTGATCCGATATGCTAAAGGTATCGTCAAAATCACACTTCCATAAGTAATTTGTTAATACATTGGGGGGGTCGCAAGGCCCCCCTGAGTGTATTAATAATGTGGTTGTAGAGATTCTAGAGTTGTGATATACTTATAGAGAAGAGTTTGTTTTGTGGGCTTGTAGCTCAATCTGGGGGAGCAAGTCCTTTGCAAGGA